TAACACTTTAGAACAAAATAATGAAGAAACACAAAAATAGGCGTCACCGAAGCCAGTTACTTACTTGATGTAACTGGCGTAGGTGACGCAAAAATAATCTAAAACCTAAGAATAATTTGCTTTAGGTTAATTCTTAGATTTACACTTCGAAGAAGGTGAAATTTTGGCTCGAAAAAAAATAAGAGTTCGAGGACATCGCTTTAGCGATGCTCCTGCAATGTACATGAAAAGGACTAAATTCGACCGTTCTCATGTTTATAAGACAACGTTTGATTCAGGTAAGCTCATACCTGTATTTGTTGACGAGGTTTTGCCTGGCGATACTACTCGTATGTCTGTTAATTATTTCGCTCGCTTGGCTACTCCTATTAAACCTATTATGGATAATATTTATCTTGACTGGTTTTTCTTTTTTGTACCAAACCGCCTCGTTTGGGAACACTGGCAGAATTTCTGCTTTGAACAGGAAGACCCTGATGACAGTACTGATTATGTCATTCCTACTATTACCGCTACTGATAACTCTAATAACGCTTATGTAGGCTCTCTTTGGGACTATTTCGGTTTGCCTGTAAATACGGCTGGCAATTTGTCTGGTATTAGTGCTTTGCCGTTCCGTGGTGTCTACCTCATTTGGAATGAATGGTTTAGAGATGAAAACTTCCAGAAATCTGTCAAGATTCAGAAAGGCGATACCAACGAAGTTTTGAACTCTACCCGAGCTTCCGAGCAGCCTGCTTGGGTGTTTACAACTGATACTAAAATCGTTCCTGGTTTAGCTTGTCCTCCTCGTGGTAAGCGCCATGACTATTTTACTTCTGCGCTTCCTTGGACTCAAAAAGGACCTGGCGTTTCTATAGGTCTTGCTGGTACAGCTCCTATAGCCTTGAATTCTAATGCAGAAGTTGTACCTAACACTGTTTCCCAGTATTTCAATCAGGCTGGCGTAACTGCTCTCATGACTTCTGAAAAGGGTCTTAACGCTGCTTTCTCTAGTTCTCCTTCGTCTACTGGTACTGCGCTTAAATTGCAGACTCCTATTTCTGTTTCTGCTCAGCGGGGTCTAGCTGATAATTTTTATGCTGACCTCGACGAATCATCTATATTTACCATTAATAGCTTGCGTACCGCTTTCCAGATGCAGAAGTTCTACGAACGTCTTGCCCGTGGTGGTAGTCGGTATACAGAAGTGCTCCGTTCTTTCTTTGGCGTAGTTTCTCCTGACGCTCGTCTTCAGCGTCCTGAATTTCTTGGTTCTTTTACCAAAATGGTAAATGTCAATCCAATAGCGCAGACTTCTGCGACTGACGACACCTCTCCGCAAGGTAACCTTTCTGCTTATGGTGTTACTGCTGCCAAGTTCCATGGCTTTACTAAATCTTTTGTGGAACATGGCTATATTTTTGGTTTTGTATGCGCTCGTGCCGATCTTACTTATCAGCAGGGTATTAACAAGATGTGGCTTCGCTCTACGGTTTATGATTTTTATTGGCCCACATTCGCTCATCTTGGCGAACAGGCTATTGAGCTTCGTGAGATCTATGCTCAAGGTTCTGAAGCTGATACTACTGTTTTTGGCTATCAGGAACGCTATGCCGAATATCGTTATAAACCTTCGCAGATTACAGGTAAGTTCCGTAGCTCTATAGTTAATGGTTCTTTGGATAAGTGGCATTTGTCCCAGTTCTTTAAAAATGCCCCGACTCTCAATGAAGAGTTTATTATTGAAAATCCACCTATTGAGCGTATTATCGCTGTTCCCAGTGAGCCTGAATTCTTGCTTGATATAGGCTTCCGTTACACTACCGTGCGTCCTATGCCTATGTTTGGCACACCCGGCCTTGTTGATCACTTCTAAGGAGTTGATGCTATGTCTTGGCTTTCTAATACTGTTGGTAGTATAGCTGGTTCTGTATTTGGTTCTGCCGTGCAAAATCATTATAATTCCGCTAATGCTGCACAGGCTAACGAGTGGAACGTTGAAAATTATAAACATCGTTATCAATGGGCTGTAGAAGATATGCGCAAGGCTGGTCTCAATCCCATTCTGGCCGCAACTAATGGTATAGGCGGTTCTATATCTGGAGCTTCAGCTGCTTCTGTAGGTATGAGTGATATTGGTTCTACCATGAACTCTGCTAAAGCCGCTAGTGCCGCTGAGAGGCAGGCCAAGAACGCCGAGCATCTTGCAATATCTCAAATTGATAAAAACGTCGCAGAAGCCGATTCTGTTCGTCAAAGCACCCATGGTACAGTTCTTCAGAATGGTATTCTTGCAAATGATTTGAATCTTCGTGAGCAGACTTATGAAAAACGTCTTGGTTATGAGCTTGAAAAAATGAATTTGGAGCTTGAAAACCTTCGTCTCCAGGGTTCTTACCTCAGTTCTGGTGTTTTAAATAACATTGCTTCTGCTAATCGTGCTAATTCTGCCGCCGCTTTTGATAATATTCAAACCGAAATGGCAGGCATGGAGCGTGATTTCTATAAGAATATCGAAAGCCTTACAGGTGCTCCCAGGTCTGTCGCTAGTGGTGTTGGTTCCACCGTCAAAAATGTTATAGGCTTTCTCGGAGGTCGCTATTTCGGAAGGAGATAAATTTTATGTCTAACAAAACTACTATGATTCTGACTTTCATTGTCTCTGTTGTTGTTCCCTTTATTCAGGAGGTTGTGGATCTAATTGAAGCTCTTAAAGGTAGAGCTTCTTCGAATACTGTTACTGCTAAAAAAGTTGCCTCGGACTTTCAAGCCGATGTTGCGCAGCTTGTTGAGCCAGTTGCTAATAAGAATGATTCTAAAAAAACTAGCCGTTTTTTCGGTTCTTGGAGGGATGCTAAATGAGGCGACGTCGCTTATCTAAACGAGGTTCTCGCCGTCTTTTCCGGCGTACCTCCAAATCTCGTCGTAGAAATTTTAAAAGAGTCGGACGTGGTGGATTTAGGATTTGACATTCTGACTTAGTCCTGATACAATCGGTACAGGTGATTAATATGGTTTGTTATAATCCTATTCTCATGTACCCAGTTGAAGGAGCGATTACGAAAAATGGAAAACAACATTATAGTTTTTACGGTAGCCTTGCCTCTCACCCTGAGCTTGCTAGCGATAGCCGTTTCATTCGTTGTTCTTGTAAACAATGTATCGGTTGTCGTCTCGAAAATAGCAGACAGTGGGCTGTCCGTGCTGTTCACGAAGCCCGTTCTTCGTCTTCTGCTTATTTCGTCACTTGCACTTTTGACGATTATCATTTGCCACGTGATAAAAGCTTAAGCAAGAAATTTCATCAGACTTTCATGAAAAATCTTCGTCGTGAGTATGGCAGTGGTATTCGCTTTCTCGGCTGTGGTGAATATGGTGAACTTCATGGTCGTCCCCATTATCATTACATTTTGTTTAATATTGATTTTGATGACAAAATTTTTCGGTTCCGTACAGACGGTTATAGCACTTATACTTCTGCTCGTTTTGCCAAGGTCTGGAAGTATGGTATGCATCTTATTGGTGAGTTTAGTTTTGATGCTGCTGCCTATGTCGCTCGTTATATAGTTAAAAAGCAGACTGGTAAAAATGCTGAATCTCATTATAAGGGTCGCATCCCTGAATTCATGATTGCTTCTAATCGCCCTGGGATAGGTGCTAAATGGCTCGAAGATCATTGTGAAGAATGTTATGCTAACGATTATGTTGTTATCAATGGCAGAAAGATGCGTCCGCCTCGTTATTACGATAAAAAATTTGATGAAACGCATCCTCACTGGATGGAATATATTCGTAATAATCGTATTGAGAAAATGCTTCATAATTTGGAGAACAATACTTTTGAGCGTTTGGTTGACCGCTGTCGTGTTCAGGAAGGTAAATATAAGCATTTTCTTGGCAGAAAGCTTGACAAAGTATTATGACTGTGTTATTATTAAGTCAGAAACGAGGTGATGCTTATTAGTGAACTTGAAGCTGTTAAAAATTTTTGTCTTGAGCGTAATATTTCTTTTAACTACTCTTTTCGTGGTAGTAAATATGCCGCTTATCGTCTTAAGCCTGATGATTCTAGAGTTATTCGTCTTGATAATGACTATTTTGTTATACCAGCTACGCTTTATCTTATGATTCGTAGATATTTAGTTGCATTTAGAAAGGGAGATGATTCCGCTGAGACTTTATTCCATTTATGATTCCAAGGCTGAACAGTTCAGTCCTCCGCAGGTTTATCACAATGATATGCTTGCTTTGCGAGCTTTTGAAGGTATAGTTAACGATGATAAAATGCTTATTAAAAAATATCCTGAAGACTTTTCTCTTTATTATATTGGCAATCTCAGTGACAGCGACGGTCGCTATTACGTTGAGAATTGTGACGAGTCCCACGTTCCTGTCTTGGTTGGTCGCGCCATAGAATATGCGCAGACTGTTGACAATAATTCTACTAAATGATAATCTAATAAAGAGCGTGTCAGAAAAAGGACGATCTCATGGAGATCGTCCTTTTTTTGTACGCTACGCCCGCCGCGTCTAGGCGCTTGCGAAAGGAGGTGAAACTATGAAATTTAAGACAGCTTATGATCCTGTAGAAGAACATAATCATTGCGGCATTGAATTTACCATGCCCTCTCTTGCGGTTCAGGATGAGAAAGAGGAAACTGATATTAATTACATCGTAAATAAGTATGCAGACGGTCAGAAAGGTATCATGACTCTTGACCTCGGCGATAGTTCGCAATACGCTTACCTGCAGTTCGGAGATGCAACGCTTCCCGGCGACTACAGTACAGCTCTTGAGCTTGTGTCTGGAGTTCGTGAAGAGTTCTACAGTTTACCCGCTTACGTTCGAGCAAAATTCGGTCACGATCCTATGAATTTCATCAACCAATTGAATGATCCTGCAACGCTTGAGTATCTCCAACAACAAGGTCTGTATGGTAGCAAAGATACCTTTGATGAACCACAACAGTCCGTAAGTAATAAACAAACACAAGAAAAAAATAACACTTTAGAACAAAATAATGAAGAAACACAAAAATAGGCGTCACCGAAGCCA